CGGAGCAGAGGATCATGTTGCCCTTTCCTCTACGAGTTCTTTGTGCGATTGCGTTAGCATCACGCTCGATTTGGAACAGGAGACCCTTGAACTTCTCAACAGACCAACGACCGTTGGAGTCAACGTCGAGGTCGAATACACCAGCAGTTGCGGTGTTCTGAACAGCACCTTGCTCAGCAGTCTTGTAGATGGTTCTGATGACTTCACGGTTGATCTCAGCAAGAATCTCTGTGGAGAGAATATTTGCGAGTTCAGCCTCAGCATTCAGACCATGGATTGCCTTGAGGTCCTGTGCGAGCTCTAATGAGTACTCGGCTTTCAGTGCTCTTGACTTTGCAGTAACGGTGACTTTCTCGATTGAGAATGCCATCTCGTTGAAAGCATTGGTGGTAGTACCATCAAGTGCTTCTGCGTAGTCAGTACGCATACCCTGACCAACGTTGTAGTCAGTTTCAGTTGCGGTTGCAGTTGGGTTCAGAACTGATGGGTTGCTTCCTGCTTGTGCAGTAGTACCCATACCGACTGAAGCACCGGACCAGCCACCGGTAGCATCGAAACCATAATCCTGACCTGAGAAGGCAGAATCTGCTTCGTTGAAGAGTGCCTCAGGACCGCCTTGAGTTCTATACTTAGAACGCATTGCGAAGATCAGTCCAGTAGGACCACTCATTGGTTGAACACCAGCCAGGTCATATGCGACCAGGTTAGGCATTGAACGTCTGATCAAGGAAATCAGAACGGGATCGAAACCAGCAACGGTTTGACCACCACCAGATTGATATCCAGCAGTACCAACAGCGTTGGTTGGGGTTTCGGTCAGGAATGAACCAGACTGCTCAAATGCAGACTGTTCACGGAGGAATTTTTCTTGGTTCTCTAACAGGACAGCGGTTACTGCTCTTCTGTGCGAATCTTTGATTGGATCAAGACCCTCATAGTTGAGGAGAGGTGCCCACTTTTCCTGCAGATGCTCGGAATGGAACATTTGCGTTTACCTTTGTTGTGTGGATGTTTTTGTTTGAATTATATTAAATTCAATTTTTGCTAATTGCGTTCATCATTTTCAGATATGAGCTCATAGCCCCAGAAATTTGTTCTGGTGAACTATCAACTTGCTCTGATAATGACTCAGACTTAGCTTTTGGAGCAACTGATCTTGAAGGAAAATATGCTTCCTTCAGGGTCTCCAATTTTTCACGATATTCTTCTTCACTTTCAAACTCAACACTTTCGGCAAGTGAAGCTTGTTCAAAGATTCCATCAGCAACCGACTCTGCGAGACGCTTGTTGAGTGAAATGTTTCTTTCGATTTGCTCGTTGAGTTTTGTCTCCATTTCATCAAGTTTTTCTACCATGCTCTCAAGCACATTATATTTATCTTCAGGGATTGATACATAATGATCTTCAAAAAGTCCTTTCAGACCGGTCATGAAGGAGTTGGTCAACTCTTCCTTTAGACCACCTTCAATAGAGAGCGCATTCTCTTGGAACCACTCGTCGGAAACATACTCAAGGTAAGAATCAACACGCTCTGAAAGAGCTGCTGAGATTTCTTGAACCTCTTCAACTAGACGCTCTTCATATTGAGCCTCAAGAGATTCCTTAACTTGATTTACTTTTGAGATGATTGCAGCTTCAAAAATTGTTTTTGCCTTTTCCTTAAACTCTTCTGAGAGTTCTTCGCCTTCAATAAGAGCATTAACATCTTCTTCGATGTCATATTGCTCTTCGACTACTTCTTCTTCTTCTTCAACTTCTTCTTCACCTTCTTCCTCTTCGGAAATTACAGATTCAATCTCTTCAGATTCCTCTTCTGAGATTAGATCCTCATCTTCGAGTTCTTCCTCTTCCTTCATACCCTGCATTGCTTCAGCAGGCTTAGCACCCTTATTAACAACATCCTTAACTTGCTTAAGTGTTGTACCTGGTGTCTTCAGTTTTGCTGAATCATCGTCAGATTTATAATTTTCTGGTGTAGGACCTCCAAGATCTTCCCAAGAACCTGTTTGACCTGGAGTTACTCCAGATAGGCTTGGCATTGGATCTGCTGCCTTTGCATTAGCGTTAACGGCAGTTTTGGATTGCTTAGTGCCTACTTCCATTTCTTGTAATTGTTTGCCACGAGACATTTGAACTCTCCGATTTTCCTATATGAAATCTATATTTATTTATAATTTAATAATTTACAACGAATTAATAAACTCGTTGAATAAGTTTAGTTTATACTCTTCTAGTAGTTTTTGATCGACAAGAGTATTGATTTTTCTCTGAGTCTGTTCTGCAAGTTTCTCTCTGAGAATTCCACCATCCCAAACCCACTCTTTCCCTTCCATAATTCCCTGAACAAATGCATCAGGAGCGGAAGGATCTGCTACGATATCAGCAGCAGTTGCTAACATAAAATCTTCACCAACTTCAGAATAACCCTCTCTAGTTGGGCGAAGTGATCCAATACCACGGGAAGAAACCCCTAAACAAACACCTTCTTTGAGAAGAGATTCTGCAATTTTACCCATTGGTGTGGATAAAATTTGAGCCTTACCTACAAAATTATTTCCCTCTTTTTGAAGATCTACAATTTTGTGAGAAACTCTATCAAGATTAACTGTTGGCCCATCTGGATGACCAAGTTCCCCCAAAGCACGGCCTTTATTGACATACTGTTCAGTATATCTCTTTACCTCACGCTCCATAACAGGCATACGATACATTCTACCGTTTCTGTTTACCTGCTCTGCTTGAAGAAAAACACCTTTAATGAAAAGATTTTTCTTACCATTTACGCTTTCAGTAAGAACTTCTACCTTTTCGATCTCTTCTCTGATTAGTTTCATTAAGCGTCTCCTGAAATTTGTACTTGTTGGTAATAAAGAGCACCAGACCCTAAACCATAAGCAGAAACTTTATTTGAATTAATAACAACTGCATCAGGTGAAGAAAATGCAGTTGCAATTCCAGAGGAATTGTAATTTACTACCATTCTCGTTTGGTAATATCCATCAACTCCAGATGTAGTATCAACTGATAAAACTTCTTGGTGGGTAAAATCATAATAAGATTGAGATGCTGCAGATAGGGTAATATAATCACCTACACCAAATGGAACTTGAGTTCCATCAGGTACAATAACTGTTGTAGTTGTTCCGGTTACAATACCAACAACTCTGTTTGATGCTTTTGTCAAAGCAAGAGTTGCGGTTCCGCCGGATGGAACATAGTAATCGGCAGTCGTTGCTGAAGGAGTTCCTCCCACCGAAATATGTGCAGCTGCTCCAACAGATACAACTCTTAGTACATTAGATTGGACAGAAAATGCAGATGATGTTGAAGCACTACCTGCTGAAAATGCAAATGAGGATCCAGCCCCAACTGGTCTATGCGCCATTATTTTTAAAATACACTTTTAGTTATTTAGTAATTGTATTGTTTCCCTTTATTCTTCGCTTTGATCTGAATTTTCTTCTGGAGAAAACATATTTCCCGCAACTACTGGTCGAAAACTATCAATCTTCTCTGCAGACTTTGCAAATAGAAGTTCTTTAATTTTGTCACTTATTTCTGAGGGAGATTCGTCAGAGATAATCATATCCATTAAGTCATCCATTATTAATACCTTTAAATAATCGTTTTTATTTATATCTCACCACCCTTGGGTATAGATGGTGCTTTTGTTGCTTTTCCTTGAGATTCTAAATCGGGTTCCATTACAGGTTGGCCTAAATCCATTGAGGAAGTTTCATCCTGAGGTAATGGTTGACCTGTTTCCGGATCTACTGGAATATTCGGGTCAGGAATCACACCATTTTTAATTTCTTTTTCAATTAAAGCATCTTGCTCAATGATTTCAATATCAGTTTGTCTTAGAATCTTTCTGCGAACATAGTCTTGTGAAAAATATTTTCCAACATATGGTTCTGCAGTGGCAACCATATTTAATCTTTCGTTCAACAACTCAGCATCTTTAAGTTCTGAGAAATGGTTATCGTATAAGAAATCATACTGAATATGCTCACTCATAATCTCCCAATCTTCAGGAGTTACTATATTCTTAAGAATTAACTGAGTTTTCAGCATATCATTAAACATGTTTGAGAATCTCTTTCTCAATCTACTAACAAATTTGGTGAATTTTAATTCATCTCTTAAAATTTCTGATGAGCGGCCTAAATTAAAGCCACCTTCACCATCCATTCTTGATGGTGGAACATTCAGAGAACGATATAGTTTTTTCTTAAAGTATTCAATATCCGTAATTTCTCCAAGATTTTGACCACCGGGAAGTGTTGAGATTTCTGTACCTCTACCACCTTCACGGCGAGGAAGCCAGAAGTCTTCCAACATAGCCATGTATTTTTTATCATCACGAATTTCTCCAGTATTGGCGTCATACACCAACTTATTTCTATATCTCATCATAACATCGCGTAGGTATTGTTCTGCCTTTACCTTTGGAAGATTGCCCACATCAATATAGAAAATTCTACGCTCTGGTGCGCGTGATAATCTGTAGATTACAAGCGAATCTTCAATCATTCTCAATTGATTGAGAGATTTGATCGCTTTGTGAAGATAAGAAAGAGTATTTCCTTTGTTTCTATCAACTAATCCGGATGTGCAATAAGTAACTGCATCTCTAGCAATTTTTATTCCTTGACTTGCTCCTGTCTGGGAAGGATTTGCTGACTGATATGGAGTTTTTGGATTATAGATAAAGTATTCTTCAATCTCAGGAAACTCATATTCCATAGGATTATCACTCTGAATCCTACTAATTGGTCTCAATTTATCTTCTGGTTTTTTCTTTTGTTGACGAACAAAACGCATCTTCATTGCGTCAACATAACGAAGTTCTTGTATACCTTCGTGCGGATTTTTTAAGTCAATTATTTTGTGATAATAAATTCTACCGTCAATATACCAATTTCTATAAATTTCATGGGATTTTTTGTCAAAATCTAAAAGATCTAAAATATATTTAAATTCGTTCCTTATCTTCTTTTTAATTCCATCACTAGCATTTAAGTTATCCAAGTCAATTTGGACTGGTGTATCATTTGTATCAGATACAATTGCTTCATTTACAATATCTTCAATGGCACTGTCAACTTCTGGGTGAAGTGCCATTTCACGATATCTTTTTATTAATTCATATTCAGTTCTATATACACCTTCTATATCTACATAAGAACCAAAAAAACCACTACTCATATAATGGTCAACCCCGTCCTCATTGTTAGGAGGAACGGGGGAAACAGATGTTGGGGATAGTGACTCAGTGTTCTCAATAGAAAACCCAAACAATTTTGCCATTATTTAAATTAACCGTAACTTTCTACTATTTATTACTGAACGCGAACTCCAGTTGCATCACCTGCACCACCTTCAGGACCAACTCCAACTTGAATGTTGTTGACTGCAAATTCTACAGTATACTCCTCAATGGTGTCGCTTGAGTCATAAGAAAGGTCAATTGTGGAAACGCTAACAGGGAATATATCAGAGAATTTGTAAACTCTCAGTGCTGGGATTGCAGTGTTTCCGTTAGTGTTTCCCGCATTAGTTGTTGAAGAACGACCGTTTGGACCACCTCTTCCAAGTTGAGATACATATGCTTCTGCCATGTAACTTGCTGGTAGAGTTGCACCGGTGTTGTTATTCATCTTAGCAATACCGTTCATCCATGCTTCGAAAGCAGTTCTTAAACGGAAATCTTCATCGTTGATGATTGTAACAGACCAGTTATCAATAGTTCTGTCTCCAGCAACTTTAAATATTCTTCCTCTAAATGGAACATCAATTGATGCTACATTTGATGCTGGAAGATTTGTTGCTTTGCAGAGGAAGTTGAAATTAGTAATTTCATCATTTCCCCATGCTGCACCTGGAGTGCTATTAAGAGCTGCGGTTGGGAAGGTTGGTATAGTAACTTCAAATAGATTGGGTCTTGCACCGCCTCCGACAAGATTTGATTTAAAGTCCGTGATTCTGCGTAAAGTAGCCATTTTTAGGGTCCTCCTTTTTGTTAATTAGCGATTATTAAACTCTACCTGCGACTTCATCAAAACTTACCCCAGTTCTTGTTGCAACAAAGGTTAGAGTGATATAGTTGATTGATTTAGTTGGCTTCAGGAAGATATCAGCTCTAAATTCGTTGTTGTCAATAACATCAGGAGTGTTGTTTGTTGTATCGCAAATAACTAGGTAATCGAAAAGACCTCTCTTTGCCTGAACATCACGCAGATATGGATCAATAAGATTGACAAAGTTTGCTCTTGTCAGTTCATCGTTAATTTCGAACAGTTGTGCATTAGCAGCATTTTGAAGTGCTTGCTCAATCGTCAAGAAGAGGCGACGAACATTAATTCTATCAAATGCAGATGCATATCCCAGAGCAGTTTTGTCTCCGAATAGTACAGTTCCAACACCTGGTTGAGTTACTACAGGGTTGATTCTCAGTGGATACAACTTGTCTCTTTGTGCTTTATTTGGGTTATAAGCAAGTTTGATTGCATTGTTAATTACGCCACGCTGCTGTCCTGCTGGGGAGAACCAAGGATATGCAACAATGTTTGTGCGAGTCATTAATCCAGCAACATCAGCATTTGTTGGAACATAACGGAACTTGTTGTTAAATCTATCATAAGTATACTTATATCCACTATCAAACACTGCGTATGATGAAGATGCTAGTGGGCTAAAGTAATTGATTAGATTGTTTGTTTGTGTAGTTGTGTTGGTAACACCGATCAAATTAGCTCTGTGTGGTCCAACAGTTGCCATACAATCTTTTCTAGATTCTGCAAGAGAAATTAGATAATTTGCTTTTGCTTGAGAATCTTGCTCATTTTCGAGTCCAGGACCCATGATCAGATAATCGACTTCAATTTCATCCTTGTTTTGGAAGTAACCATATGAAGTGATTAGGTCTGCAAGGTCAGCCTTAAATCCATTGTTTGATGAGTAGTTAACACCACCACCTAGGGTATAGGTTACATTTCCAATTGCACTATAGGTAACTCCCTGTGCTTCTAATCCCCACAATCCATCTCCAGTTGAAATTGGAGTGAATGATGCAGATTTTACTCCAGTATATGCTGAGAATCCAGTTGCAACTGGAACAGTTCCATGGTAAGAATCTTCAGCACTTGATGGATTTCCTCCAGCATAAACATTTGCTGAAAAATCAGCAAGGTATTGCTCATACCAGATTTTTTGTGGAGAATTGACACTAGAAACTGAGTCTATTGCCTTTGAAAGACCAATATGCTTTTCTAAGATATTTCCTCTGATTCCAGTAACGCTTCCGCTATCATCAACTACGACAACATGAAGTGCATCATTCTTACCCTGTCTATCGATAGAGTATGCATTTGATGTTGGTTTTGGTGCAATTTCCTTCCAGAATACAGTTGTATTTGTCAAACTTAGAGTTTGTTGGTCATACCAATCAACAACTGATGTTGGAGTAATTGGTGATGATGCGGAAGTTCCTGTATTGATTCCTGCACTATTTACAAAGTAGAGTGAATCAGCAGTATCAAAAGAAGCAAAAGGTGCTCCTTCAGAATAATCAACTTTGGTTTCAGTAGCTCCACCACCAACTGTTTCTACGCGAGATACGATCTTAACATCAAAGGTGCTAGCACCGTTTGTTGCGTCAGTTGAAATTCCAGTAACGATACCCTTTAGGTAACCAGTAAAGGATGCAGTTGTTCCTGTTCCTGGAATAACAACTCCAGAAATAGATGCTGTAACACCAGCACCGATGGAAGCACCTGCTGCTGAGAGACTTGTTGTTGAAATGCCGATTGTTTGGTCTGCTTTATCGTCAATCAAACAAACTTTGAGTCCATTAGCCCAAGAACCTGGGTTCTTTGCAGCAAAGGTAAAATCGGTTGCTTCTGAATGATTATTGGTATAATCATCGTAGTTGTCAATTTTTAATGCTGTTGTATATGCAATACCAACACCAGCATTTGCATTGTTTAGTGTTGAACCACCGGTTCTAACTACCTTTAGAATTCCACCATATGACAGATATGACGCAGCACTCATCCAGTACTCATACTGTGCATCTGTGGAAATTGGTTTACCAAAAACATTGATTAAATCTTGCTCTGTAGTAATATCTACAGGAAAGTCTACTGGTCCAATTGAAAAAGGTCCTGCAATTGCACCAATATTATCCAAAACATTATCAACTCTTCCTACTGTCAGATCAACTTCCCTGACTAATACTCCAGGAGATAATTGAGGAGTCGCCATGTTTTTCTCCGTAAAATTTCAGATTATCTACAAAATATTTATTAAAAAATTGTTTTTCATGTGGGAAACATGACGCGAATGTCTACCAATCAGGATATTCCCACTTATCTAATATTTTTGTTGTCATTTTACTTACAGTGACCCTTTTTATTGTACAATCTTTACATTCATATGAATATGAAGATAGAACTTCTCCACGATCTTTGCGAGTTCTATAAAAACCGTCTACTAAATTTTTCAATTCCCCACATACTCTACATTTTCTATCAGCAAGTAGTAAATGTCCAAGTTTTATTTGTGCGTCTAATTCCACTTATCTGTACTCCCACATATATGCCATATCTCCATATTCATCGGTGAACCATCTATCACCATCAACATCAACAAAACTATCAGAATCTAAACCATCTACAACAAATCCAAAAGGAGACATATCTTGTTCTATTTGATTTTTTTGTTCTTCATATAATCTTTTTCTGACATCTTGGTCAGTCAATTCTTTAAAATAATCTTGAGCTACTAACCAAGCATAAATTACCAAACACATTGCTAGGTCATCATTACAACCTTCCTCTGCTTCAAATGAATTGTGTTTTTGGATAAAAGTAGTTAATTCTGAAATAATGTCATAATCATTGAAGATTAATTTATCTTCTTCAATCATTGTTTTCAGATTTAATGATCCAACTTTCTTTACTGTCTTGGACATTTTAACGCCAAGTTGAGTTTTCTTCCCAGAAAATCCCTGACCAACAATTTGACCAGCTCTACCTCTCATGGAGCACATCAAAACATTTTGGTACTCTAAGTCGTAGTGTAATAATGATGCAACTTGATCTCCAATATCATTAACTTCACATAAAATATATGCACCATTATAATTTTTTGCTACTTCGTAAATTATATTTGGAAATAGCATTGGTTTTATTTCATTATTTCTATACTTAGCAACAACTTTGTGTGGGAAATTGGTAATATCTACTACAACAAATGCAGAATAATCTGCACTAACTCCACGCGCAACATCAACAGTAATTACATAATCATGATCTTCTAGAACATCTTGATATACATCAAGTCCAGCATTTCTTTTGAGGGGATGATCATAAACCAAATTTCTAAGTTTTGATGGTGCAATAAGAGTATCAACAGAACCTAAAAATTCACACTCAAACTCAACTTTAAACTGCTGTTCCGAAGTGTTTGCAATTGTTTGTTTTTTCCATTCTTCATCTCTTCCAGGAACTTCGCTCCAGTGAACATCAGTAAAAATATATTCATTCTTTCCCTTTTCCGCATCATGCCACATGCGGTAAAAGTGATTCATACCATGAGGCGTAGATACAATAATTACTTTTGTATTTTTACCTGAAG